TGAGCTTTGCGGTGGTATCGGTTTCAACGGTCCTTTCGGCTGTCGGGAAAACATAACCGCAATGCGGACACATGGCTTTCTGCCCTGCCGGCGGTGCTGAAAATGTAAAGAAACATTCGGGACATTGTCTGACCTTTTCCTCCTGCTCCTTTTCGATTTTTTTAACACTCAGCTTTTTGCGTTTTTCAAGCGTCCATTCTCGGTCGTCATCAGGCATTCCGTGCCTTGCATAGTTGCCCACATGGTCAATGATTACCGCCCTTTTGTTTGGCTTATAACGCATACACCGCATTGACTGCTGAATGTAAAGCGTAAGGCTGTGAGTAGGTCGGAGCAGAATTGTACATTCGCAGTCGGGCACATCAAAGCCCTCTGAAATCAAATCCACATTGCAGAGGATTGTAATTTTGCCGTTTCTGAAATCGGCTATAATCTGTTCTCTCTGTGCCTTCGGAGTTGCTCCGTCAATATGCTCGGCTGAAATTCCTGCGTCACGGAATGCCTTCGCTGTTGCAAGACTGTGCTTTACCGAGGAACAGTAACAGACGGCTTTCTTACCGTCTGCAAGCTGTTTGTAATATTTGATTACATCGCCGAATACCGTGTTTTTTATCATTGCCTTTTCAATGTCGGCGGTGACATACTCGCCCATTTTGGTGTGTAAACCCGTAAGGTCGGCAACACTCGGAGCATAGTAATCATATGGGGCAAGGCAGTTATGCTCAATGAGCCACTTGGTACTTACTCCTACAATCAGCTTGTCGTTGACATCGCCCAAACCGTCACCGTTTAATCGGACAGGTGTTGCGGTGACGCCAACCCTCGGAACATCCGAAAAATGTTCGTAAATGCGTTTGTAGCTTTGTGCAAGGCTGTGATGATTTTCGTCCGTAATGATTAACGCAGGCTTAGGAAGTTTTTTAAGCCTGCGTGTAAAGGTTTGTACCATACCAATCTGACATAAATCCATAAGCACACCCCAGCGGACAAAGGTTCTGAATATTTGGTCAACAAGCTCTCTCCTGTGAACAAGGAACAGCACCCGTTTACCGTTCCAAGTCGTCCGTCTTGCAATTTCTGCGACAATGCAGGACTTTCCGCCACCGCACCCAAGGACAATGCAAGGAGCTTTGTAACCCTCTCGCCAAGCTTGCCTTACTTGCTCCACAAGGTCATTCTGATACGGTCGAAGCTGCATTTCCGGCACCCTCTCTCTGCTTTTCCTGTTTCTTCTGCTTTATCAGCTTTGCGACACACTGCATACAGAGCTGTCTGCCATAATTTTTTATTGTGCCGTCAATAATCTGCTTAACGGTGCGTTTACCGTCAGAAAGTATCGGTGCTTTGCACTCATCACAATACTGTTCGGGTTGCATTGAATAGTATGTTCTCAATGCTTCATCAACAATTTTAAGGTCATTTGATATGTACATTGAATCAAACAAGCCTATCGGACTTTTGCAGGTGTCGTTGCCGTCTGTTTGTGTTGCAAAAAGATACTTGCCGTCAACAACAACCGTTTTCAAAACTGTGGTAAACATTCCCTCAACCGAGATTTTTTCGTCAAGCAGCTTACCGATTGTTTTAGCTTTTTGTCTGCCGTTTTCGTCGGTATCAATATGACTTAAAAAATAAACAATTGTATCGCTTGGTAGAGTTTCAATCTGTTTCACAAGTTCCCAAAAATTTTTGCCAATGTCGGTAAACTTCTGAAAGCCTGTTTCCTTGGCTCTTCTCATATACTCGTTAGCCATGAGATACTGTGCGTCATCAATTGCAATCGACTTACATTTCTGCTTTTTGATAAAGTCCTCAATATCAATGTAGTTGTCGGAATTGATTGAAGAAGTAAATTTTGTTCTGAACGGGAGTGATTTTCCATTCACATTTACAAGAGCAAGTTCATTTGCTTTGAAATTTCTTAAAGAGGCAGATTTTCCGCTGCCTGAATATCCTAAAACCAATATAGGTAATCCCATAAATAACACCTCACTTAATACTTAACGACTGCTTGGCTTCCATATGTACGAAGGGGATTTCTTCGCCCTTTTTGCAGAGAGCCTTGACATCATTCTTTTTTACTTCGGGCATACTGTACTTTAAGAGGTGATCAAGGTTGTGCTCCTCCGCCCACTCAACAAATGAAATTTCATCATCAACAACAAGGCTCGGAGCGTTCTTTTTAAGCGACATAACCGCTCTCGGCATATCAATCTTCTGTCTGCCGAGTGCCTGCATTGACTTAAACAGATAGGTTTTAAGACTCTCCGCCTGTTTTTCTTTTTGTGACTGTCTTTTTGCAATTGCCGCCTTTTCGGCTTTAAGCATTTTAGCCTCGGCAAGAAGCTGTTTATAGTAGATTGCAATGCTCTCAGCTTTCTCGTCAAATTCGCCCTCAATACCAGTGAGAGTATCGAACCACGCTGTCAACATCTTGTTGCGGTATGCGTCCACATTGGCAATAATGTTGCCGTCATCATCAATCGGCATTCCGTCTGCATTCGTATCGGGTTCCCATTCACTGATTGCATCGTACTGACTGAATAAATCCGAGAACATCTCGGTAAGCTCATAAAGTTTCATTTTCGTTTCTCCTTAAAGATTTGTGTTCTGTATGGCAAGTGCATTGATAAGATGTTCAACCTTGCCTTTGAAAAATTCCTTGTCCTGTGACTGCTTGGCGAAATCGAGCATACGGACAAAGCTGTCATATGCAATTGAAAAGTATGCCTTAAAGACATCCTTGTCATCTGATGAACCGTCGGCAGTCTGAACATTTTTCAGCCTTTCTTCATACTCCTCTTTCTGTTTGCGAAGAGCCTCCTGCTTTTCGTCCTCAAGCTGTTTCCTTACGATTTTCTCGTTCTCACGATATTCTGCTTCGAGTTCGTCATTGCGTTTGATGTTCTCACGCTCAAGTGCTCTGATGGTTTCGTTCAGTCTGCGCTCATTATCGCTCGGCTCTGCAACGGCAACCTCAATAGGGCGGCTTTCAAGCTCCTGAACTTTATTCGTCAGCTTGAAATTTTTGTTCTTTTCCTCTGCAAGCTGATTTTCAATATTGCGATAGCTTTCTTTTGAAGTGTCCGCCTGCTGCTTGTAATAGTCTGCGTCTTTCTTAGCGTTATTGAGCTGTCTGCAATAGTCAATGCTCTTGTCGGTCGCCTCCTGCTTTTCGTCTTTCAGCTTTTCGATTTCAGCTTTTAACTGCTTAACCGTTGTGTTTTCAAGGTCAAGTTTTTCGGCAATTTCTGCCTGTTCGGGTTCGCTGATTGTGGCAAGAAGTGATAGCTTTGTCATTCCGATTTGTCCAATCGATTGGACATTTTCAGGATTTATTTTTTCTACAATAGAAATATAGTTATATGCGTTACTGCGTTTCATACCTACTTCATTCTCGCAGTACTCCTCAAAATTCGTGTAGCCAAGCTCCTTATACAGCTTGTTGTCACGCATAGTCTTGAGTCCGTTGCACATATCCCATATGTTCTGTTGTGCAAGGTTTGCGCTGACAAGAATTTTCTGATGCAGTTCAATGGCCTGCTTATGCTGTTTGCTTACTGTTATTTCTGACATTTTTTATATCCTCCAAAAATTCAGCGTATTGCTTTTCAAATTTCTTGATTTCATCCGGCTTTTTAAATCCGCTGTCACGCTCATTTTTGTAACCGTGGCACTGCATTATTTCCAATGTTTCGGGATTTACTTCAATCGTAAAAAACGGGATTTTCGGTTTATCTTTATGACGAATAAAAAGTATTATCGTGTCACCTCTTGCGTGCCGTCTTACATATCCGCCGACGCAATGCTGTAATATTCTTCCCTCTGCTATTATTTCTTCACCGCTTTTTGGGGCAAGCATTATAAGGCTGTCTGTGCTCATCAGTAATGGGGTAAGTGTCTTTGCTATTTTTGCAATCTGCTTCGATTCTGTTTTGTCTGCATAGAAAGCAACCTTTTCAAGCGTTCTGTCGTGAGCCTCTTCGAGATGAGCCGGCATTACTTCTTCTATACCTTCGGGAAGCTTTTTGCAGCTATCAAGATAATCCCTCCACAGTATTACTCTCCGATCGTTTTTGCCATACTTCAAAATCTGTTTGTATGTAAGACTATTTTTGTGAAGTTCGTTTACAGCATTGATGCCGAGCTTTGACAGCTTGCTTATGAACTCATGTGCCATATGAATAGTCGGTTCTTCCTTTATTACGCTACGGTAAAGTTCAATTGTCCTTGAATCATAATCTGCGAAAAAGTGCATATCCTCCTTATGACATCCGAGCATTTTAAGAAGATTGGTTTCTTTCCAGTGAATTTTATTGAGCGAAAGTTTGCCGTTAATCAAAAGCTTTGCAACATTCTCAAAACCGCCTTTAATCAGATATTCTGCATTATTGTGCCTT